GCGGCTTCCTCCCCTAGCCACAGTCCGGCGTTATCGACCATATGGGGATGGGCTTCCCACTCCGCGGCGGTCCAGGCGGCGAATCCGCAGAGCTCGAGGCTCGCGGCTACCCCGTTGTAATCGCATTGGGTCCACGCGGACGAGGATCGCTCCACGTAGATCCCGACCGTCCCCGGCTTATCGTCCGCGCCGGCGTGGGACGAGGCTTCCACGTCCCCCTGGAAGTAGCTCCCCAGGGACTCGATCGTCCGGGCCCCTTCCGCGGTATGGATCACGAGCAGGCGGACCGCCTGTCCGCCGCGTCCGGAGTAGTTGGGCGAGGGGATGGGGACGCGGTTAAGAGTCACGACGTCCCCTCCCCTCGAGCTCGCGCCGGCGGGGATCCCCGACGTCGAGCCAGTGAGCGTCCTCCGGATCGTCCAGGGGCGGAGTGTGATCGTCGCCGGCGGCTAGGCGTGTCGCGCGGCGCGGCTCCGGCCAGACGATCCCCTCGAGGACGTTCCCCTCGAGATCGCGGAAGGTCTCCCGCTCGAGCTCGGGCCCGCTCACGAGCTCGCCTCCGGCGGATACAGGGCGGCGATCGTGTCCCAATTCGCCTGTGTGAGCGACATTAGGTCCGCGTCGCTCACGTTCTCCTGGTCGATCGTCCCGTCCCCGTTGTCCGCCTTATCCGCGATCCCGGGGCCGGCGGCGGCTAGACGGGTGAAGCAGAGCAGGACTTCCCCGTCCCCACGCTTCACCTCGTCCGCCAGGTGATCCGTGAATTGGATAGTCGCCTGCTGGACCGCGGCGGACGTCACTCGAGACTGGAAGGTGGCGTCCCCGTAGAGCAGGGCTTGAGCTTCGTAGGACATACGGTCTCCTAACTCATTACGTGGGGGAGCTCGATTACGTGGAGGGCGGTCCCGTTTACGTTCGTGCTGTAGGCCGCGGGACCGTTGTGGTTCGCTCGAAGGTCTAGCTTGTCCCCCTTCACGAGCGGCCATACCCACGAGCCGTTTCCAAAGACGTTTCCGGACCCTACCTGGAGGCTCGCTCCCCATATGGCGGCTTGCGGGTTTACCTGGACGGTCCCATTCTTAAAGACGCATTGCATGAAGTCCTTATTCGTCGCGCCGAATACGGTCCCGGTCAGATACCAGCGGACGGAGTGAAGGACGAGATAGAGACCGTCGTGAGGGATGGTGAATTCCGCGTTCGCCCACGTCCCCCCGCCCACGTTGTAGTTAGGAGCTCCCCACGTCCCCGTTATCTTCGTCCACGCTCCGGCGGGTATAGACATTCCCGCGGTCACCTCCACGCGGAAGGCGACGAGGGGGACTCGAGGGTGGGGCGGAGGCCAGGCGTCCGGTATCCCCAGGAAGCGGGCGAAGTCGTAGCGAATGTCGCTCACGTCCGCCGGCGCGATCGACGCGGAGCCACCGCGGACGGTTACCCACGCGAGGGGTTGCGTACCGGGCGGAGATCCGGTCGCGCCGGCGATCGCCTCGAAGATGAAGTCCTCTTGATTGGACGTCCCGTCGAGATCGACGGAGCGGGGACGGCAGACAACTAGGTCCGCCCGGTCCGTCCCCGCCGGCGGGGCGGGGGTGAGGGTGAGAGTCTCGATCGCGTCCGACGTACAGAGGACGGATCCGGAGTTATTCGGGGAGGCGATCGCTATCTGTCCCGGGTCGATGTGGATATCCATCCCCATACCGGCGGCGGTCACCGCGCATCCGGAGATAGCTCCGGATTTCTGCGAAGGATATTGATCGTTCGGGCCCCATAGGGCTCCGATTAGCCGGCGGTCCAGGGACGCGGCATACGTACCGGCCTGGATCCATTGGGGGACGTAGCGAGTCACGAGATCACCTCCGGGCGAGCGCGTCCACGTCGCGCCGCGTCTGTCGGAATAGGGCGGACAGGGTAAGGCGGGGACGTCCTACCGCGAGCTCCACGTCCTCCTGTCCGTCGTCGCCTATGGAGAAGGTGATCCCCTGGACGCGGACGGTAGAGCTCACGTCGAGGCGACCGCTCCGGACCACGAGTCCTAGCGTGTCGCCCATCGCGGGGAAGCCTGGACGGTAGAAGTCCGGGCGGAGCGTGAGCGAGTAGGAGGGGACGAGGACGCCGGAGTCCTCGAGCTCCCCGTCCACCTTCTCCTGGAGGCTCGCGGGGATCGACACGTCCGATTCGCTCGAGGCTCCCATCCACAGTCCCACGGGGATCCGTCCGACGTCGTTCGCGTCCGCGTTGGACCGCTCCGCCCATAGTTGGGACGTCCCGCTCCCCTGGTCCCCGATCGATCGCCAGTAGTTCGCGTAGTCCGTCGAGTTAGCCGATCGGGTGAGGGCGGACACGCTCGAGCCATAGGCGAGCACGAGATCCCGCCTCGAGAGTCCCTGGGCGGGGTAGAAGATGCGGAGATAGTCCGTCCCGTCCGTGTCCGCGGCGGGCCGGACGTCCACGTCGAATCCGTCGATACAGGCTCCCAGGTCCGTGATCGCCTCCCCCACGGACTTCTGTCCCTGGTAGGTCCGGTCCCGTAGGCGTCCGGACTTCGTGGGGCGGACCGTCCCGTCCGGGGCCACGAGCTCGAGGGCCAGGGGTAGATGGGATCCCGGGGCCATAGTCGCTCCGGAGCTCGAGCGGGGATCCTGTCCCTTCGCCAGTAGATCGCCGGCCCAGTCGTCCTGGTCGCGTCCCGTCTGCGTCCAGTCCGCCGGATTGGTCAGGTAGCGGCGATTCAATACCGCCAGGTAGTCGTGACAGGTGAAGTTAACCGCGTGGGCCCCGTTCTCCGACAGGACGTCCTCCGATTGGGCGACTACCCCGCGGAACATAAGGCGATCGCCGGCGAGCTCGGGATCCCACCTCCACGCGAGGATCTCCGTCGTGAGCTCCTGGACGTAGCTACAGGCGGGGTCGCGTCCGTCCATTGTGAAGGTGAGCTTCGCCGGCGTATTTAGGGCGGTCTCGAGGCGACGGCTCCGCGCGCTAGCGAGCTCCGTTATCCCCGTCTGTCGCGCGTAGGCGGGGGAGGCGAAGGTCCGTCCGTGGACCGTTAGCCTCCACCTCGAGCGGCCCGGGGGGACGTCCGTCACGACAGGTAGCCATCCGTCCAGATAGCTTCCACCTGGGAGACTCCCGACGTCGAGTCCCCGTACAGGTTGAAATACGTAACCGCGGGGGAGGGCGGGATCGCCGGCCAGGTGGAAGTCTGCCAGTCCACCTCCGCCATAGCGGAGTCCAGAGGATCACCGTCGCGAAGGACGAGCTTCCGGTCCGCGTCTATATCGATCCAGTGTCCAGGATCGATGATCGTCCCGGGGACGAAGGCGATCTCATAGTCCGCGAGCGGCTCCGTGGGGTCCATTACCTGTAGCTCGAGGCGTGGGTCCGTGATCGGTCCGAATATCCGGAAGAGGGGACGGACGGGGACGTCCCCGGGGGACTCGATCGTCCCCGTAGTGGCGGCTCCCCCGCCTGGCGGATAGATCCTCGAGGGTCGAAAGTTGTAGGTCCGGCCCGGGATCGTGGTCGATCCGGAATGGGACGAGCTCGTCCGCGTCGAGGGGTCGCGCATGATCGGATCCGGAGCGATCCACGACAGGTGGATCTCCCTCGTCCGGCTCCCCGTTACGGGCCAGGCGTACTCCGCGGCCCGGAGGACGGCCATCCGCTCCGGCTCGCCGGCGCGGTCCAGGACGTAGTGGAGCTCCGGCCTGGCGGCGGGGACCATATACGGGGCGAAGAGGGTAGCGATCTCGTCCGGCTTGAGCGATCCGCCGGCGACCGTCTGGACGTTCACGGAGACCGCTCGAGATCCCATAAGCGCGGTCCGGTCGTCCGTCCCGTCCGCGTCCGGCCTATTGTTCGTCACCTCGCGGACTTCGGGATATCCCAGGTTGAGCTCCGTACAGGCGTATCCCGCCTCGAGATCCTCGAGCTCGAGCGAGCGAGTCCCCATCACGAGCCAGGCGCGGCGGATACAGACGCTAGACACCGGCGGTCTCCACCTCCCACGCGAGGCGACGTCCGAAGGTGGCGACGTCCACCTTCTCGGAGAAGTGAGCATTAGCGATCGTCACGAGCGGTCCCCCTCGAGCTCGGGCCGGCGCGGGCGAGATCACTTCGCCGGCGTGGGCGAATACGAGACCGCTCCGGGTCAGGAGTCCGCCTAGCGCGAGGGTGGGTATCTGTGGAAGTCCGATCGATCCCCCGCCCACCTTCCCGATCCCTGGGATATGGGTATCGACCTCGGGGATATGGAAGGTGGGGATCGCGTTCCACGCGTGGGCGAAGGCGTTATAGATGGACTTCGCGGTATTGACGGCTCCGGACACGACCGCGGTAAGGCTCGAGATCCTCCCCTGGATCCATCCGACCGCGGCGGCGACCGCTCCCTTCACGATCTCGAAAGCCTGGATAAACGGTCGGGTGATCGCGCCCACGACTCCGGAGACCGCGCCGGCGATCGATCCCACGAGTCCGGAGAAGAATCCGGAGATAGGCGACCAGTAGCGATAGACCAGGGCGATCGCAATTCCGAAGGGCCCCGCGAGCACCCCGACCAGTAGAGGCCAATTCGAGCGGATCCACCCCAGGACTCCGCTCACGATCCCCTGGACGGCCCGGAATCCGCCGGACAGGACTCCCCATACCCAATTCCACGCGGCCACGACCGCGCCCACGCTCGCTCGCCAGGCGGCGGAGATCCCGGCGGTCATGGCTCGCCATATCGTCTGGAACCACGTCGTTTTAGTGGCGATCAGCACGATCACCGCGATCAGAGCGACGATCGCCAGAATGATCCATCCGATCGGGGACGTGAGGAAAGCAGTATTTAGAAGCATCATCGCCAGGCGGACGCCGGCGATCGATAGCTTCACCGCTTCCATAACCATTGTGAACATCTTCACCGCGGTAACGATCGTGACGAGGGCCCCGGCCAGGACCGCCACGCCGGCGACGAGGGGGACGAGCCACGACGAGTTAGCGGATATGAAGTCGAAGAGGCCGGCGAAGGCTTTCTTCACGTCCCCGACCGCCGGCAGGAGGGCGGTCCCTATCTTCACCTTCATCTCTTCGTAGGCGACAGACATTTTCGCTCCGGCTCCGGCGGTCGCCTGGGCGGTCCCCTTCACCTGTCCCTCTACCGCGGCGAGTACCTCTTTCTGAGCTCCCAGGAGATTCCCGCTCTTCTGCATCGCCGCGATTTGGTCTTTCTGCTGTTTCGTGAAGGTCACGCCGGAGCGGGCGAGCGCGGTTAGTCCCTTCGTGGGATCCTCGAGGGCTTTCCCTAGCTGGACCGCGTTGGACTCGATCGTCCCGAAGCCGGCGGCGGCTAGGTCCGCGCCGGCCCGGGTCGCGCGGTCGAATATCCCCGCTTGCATCCCCGCCGCGCCGGACACGCTATGGAAGGTCGCGAGGACCGCCTCCCCCGCCTTAATCACGTTCGGGGAGACTCCTATCTGGCGTCCCATCGCGTCCGCGAGCTCTATCGCGTGCTTCGTGGACTCCTGGTATCCCTCCCCGGTATTCGCCATCACCGCAGTTAGCTGCTTATTGGCGTGGGCGGCGGCTCCGGCGGCTTCTACCGTGGACTTCCCGAAGTCCACGACTTTCTTTACCGCCATCCCGGTAGCGACCGCGCCGGCGATACCGGCGAGCGTCTTACCTGTAGTCGAAGCGGCTCCGGTCGCCTCCTGACTGGCGGAGCTCGTTTTCTTGAGCGCGGAGATCGCGGAGTCCGCTTTCCCCAGGAGCTCGATAACGAGCTTCGCGGCCACGGCTAGTCCTTAGCCTTCGATAGTTCCTCGAGGATCTCCGCGGCGGTCACCATCGCGGCGGGATCGCGGAGCCACTCGCGGGCGGGGACTCCGGTATGGACGGCGAGCTCCACGGCTAGGAATCCGATCCCGCCTCGAGGGTAGGGTCCAGGGCGTCCGGCTCGTCCTCGTCCGCCGGCTCCACCTCGTCCGCCTCGTCCAGAGCGTCCACGAAGGCGCGGAAGTTCTTAGAGCTCGGGTGATCGGGGTACTGGCGGCGGAGGGCGTTCCACCAGACGCGCATCCCCAATTCCACAGGCGTATCTATCGGGGAGTGTCCCAGTCCCCGCTCCGCGTTTAGTTGATCCTGGGCGGACGTGGTGATCCGGAGCTTCTCCCCGTCGAGGGTGACGTCCACCTTCGTCCGGAAGCTAGGCACCTTGTACCCCGTCCAGGACGTCCTGGGCGGACTTCTCGATCGCCTTCCCCCACGATCCCTCCGTCGCGTCCGCGGCCCGGACCACGTAGGGGTTAGCGGCTATGTCGCGGTGGACGGATCCCCAATGGATCGGGACCGCGTAGACGAGCGGGGACGTTATCTCGCTCACGTTCGGCCCCGTCCGCCTCGAGACCATCGATCCCGCCAGGCGTCCGGTCCGGCGTGGGGCCCCGGAGACAGACGCGGCGTTGATTATGGCGGCGGCTTCGGGGAAGCCTGGAAGGTCGCCCATCTTCCGCGCGGCCCCGTCGAGGGTGGAGGACAGGCGCGCTTCTCCTATCACCTTCACCTCTACCGCCACTAGTCCTCCGCTCGGGACGAGGACGCGGTCATCCCCGCCGGCGGGGTGAAGGTGGGCTTCGCCGGCATAGACCACGAGAAGTCCGAAGTCAAGCGCGGGCCGGCGTCGCCTCCGTAGGTCTCCGCGGGGATCTCGATCACGACGGTCCCCGCGATCGTTGGGGCGTCATAGTCGTTAGGGAGGTACTCGAAGGCGACGGTCTCTAGGTCGTTGTCCCATACGAATTGGAGCCATCCCGTATCCGTGAAGTCCTGGATTAGCGTCCCCTCGAGCTTGTGTCCGTCGAGCTTCCGGGGCGCGGGGACGGTCTCCCCGCAGAGGACCGTAACGGAGCTCCCATCATCGGAGTAGGCGGATCCGATCCGGACATTCGTCACCTGACAGGACACGTCGAGGACGGTCGCGGTCGGGCCCAGGGATAGTGTCCCGTTCTTTAGTTTCGATTCGACTACTGGCATAGCTAGCTTTCACCTCCGGGGATCGTGAATTGGACGAGATACGAGGGGAGCGTCTTAGCCTCGAGGACATACGCTCCGGGTTGGGCGAGGTCTACGGGGTAGACGGAGGCGATCGCGTCCACGAGCTCGTCTAGCTGTCCCCACGTCACGCGGTCGCCTCCGGTAGTCGCCGGCGCGATGGCGTGGACGTTCCATACCGCGGAGTAGCCACAATTGCGGTCGTAGACGCGGCGGGGCGGGGGGACCAGGACCGCCGGCGGATTGAGGGCCCCGGCGTCCGTGGTCGCGCGGACGCCGGCGGACTTGAGCTTCTCCACGATCTCGAGGGCGGCGGCGGCGGAGCTCACCCTACGACCATCTCCGTCCAGGGCGAGATAAGCGTCTGGATATCCGCGTCGTAGGACAGGACGCGGGCGGTCCCCATATCGGAGACTCCCACGATCCCGTCCGGACTATTGCGGCGAGCCATTAGCCGATTCGTGAGCAATAGTCCGGCCTGCTCGAGCGAGCTCGGGACGGGGAGCGGATCTCCCGCCTCGTCCAGAGCGAAGGCTACCGGGGCCCGAATCTCGAGGGCTTCCATCGACGCGGCGACCGCCTGGGAGATCGCCACGTCGTCTGTCGTGTCGCTCGCATCGATGCGGGCCCACGCTTTGTAGTCCTCGAGGGTGAGCCAGTCTCCGGGCCCCGGAGCCACCATCGCTAGTCCGCCTTCGAGCTCGAGCGGCTCGAGCGGGCCCCGCTATCGCCGGAGCTCGAGGATCCGCCGGACTCCGACAGGGGGAGCAGGGTGGACGTCACGGATACGAAGGCGGCGGGATCCACCGCGGCGCATCCCCACATACCGATCACCCCGACGTTGTAGCCGGCGACTCCGACGTCTACCACGCTCAACTGGACCGGAGCTCCGGGGGTCTCGTAGAACTCCGCTTGATCGCGCGGGCCCACCAGGAAGGTATTCCGGGCGATATAGGGGTCCACGACGGGGCCCAGTCCGCGGACGGACGAGATATTGCCTTGAGCGTCCGCGGTCCCGTAGGCATTGGTGGGGCCCAGGTCGGGGAAGAGGGGACGTCCGCTCGAGTCCGTGAGGCTCCCCAGGAGACCGTAGGTCTCGAGTCCCATCCATACCGTGTCGGGGAATAGCTGCTCTTCCCCGTTCGTGGCACAGGCGACCGCGGCGTCTGAGATCGCCTTCGCGAAGGTGGCGGCGGTCCCGTCCCAGGCGACAGTAGCGGTCACGTTCGCGAGGATCCCGGACATAGCGTCCTTGTCGGACTCGCGGGCGTAGATCGCCACGAGATCGGAGAAGATCACGTCCAGGGCGGCGGGGGAGGACCGCTGGACGAGCTCCCACGCGACGTCCACCCCGCCGGCGTAGGAGTGGAGATCGATCTCCGCCAGGTCGAGGGTCAGGGCCCGCGACGTGATCGGTTGCTTCTCAGTGTGCGGGCCCACCTGGGTATGTTGCGAGATATGGGGTCGCTGGACTTTCATCCCTACCGGGGGGAGGGGAGGCTTCGTCATCGCGTCCACGGAGGGGCGATTCGCGAGCCAGATTCCCAGTATGTCCCCCGTCACCTGTGGGGGGACGAGTCCGGGCGTCTGCGCGGTCGTGACGTCCGCCAGGGCTCGAGTGAAGCGGGCGGACTCCGCGGCGTCCCCATGCTTCACGCGGCAGTAGGCGAGGACGTACTCCCCGGGGGTCCGGTAGGGGAAGCTGGACGAGCTCCCTACGGTCTCCGCCGGCGGCGGAGGGCTCGAGCGGGCGACTAGCTGTCCGGCGCGGGCGTCGAGCTCCGCGCGCGAGACCAGGAGCTCGAGGCGTCCTGTCTTAGCCTCCGCTTCGGAGCGGAGCTCGTCCCAGGTCGTCTGCTCTATGTCGTTGAGCGTGTCGCGTTGATCCGCGACCGCGCCGGCTTCGATTGCGTTCATGCGGGCGTGGAGCTCGTCTATCGATTGACGGAGCACCTCCACGAGCGAAATAGCCACGATCCCTCCCAGGGTTAGGCGTGAAATTGGTCTCACGTCCTCGAGGGTGGCTCCACGCTCCCTAGTGGCGGCTCCATCTGCTCTGAGCTCCGGCTAGGCGTCCGGCCCCGGACACGCGCAGACTAGCGCGTCGAGATCCCGCCGGCGGGGTCCGGCTTCGAGGGCTCCGTCCCTACCGGGCCCGGACGTCCTCGAGGCTTCCGCCAGTCCTCCGCCTGTGGACAGGTCGCCCAATGCGGGGCCCCGTCCGGATCGACAGGGGTCCGCTTACCGCCGGCGGTCTCCGTCCAGGTGATCTCCGCTCCACAGGATCGGCAGACGCTCACCGGAGCGACCGTACCAGGGCGACCAGGGCCACGACGGCGAGGATCCCCACCTCGATCACGATCACGCCGGCCTGCAGGTGGCTCACCTCCGTACCCTCCCCCATCGATCGACGGCGAGCGTCCGTGTCTCGTGGAGGCGTCCCCGCTCCGCGGCCAGGGCGGACAGGGAGGGGTGGCGGGATTGCGCGTCGCGGACGCCGGCGATCGCCGCGTCCTGGTAGGCGGGGAAGTTACAGACGGAGACTTCGCGGAGATTGACTTCGGTCCTCGTGACGAGATCCCTCGAGCTCGGGGGAGTCCTCGAGGGTCCGGACGTCACCTTCTGTTGGACAGGCTCGAAGCCTATGGACAGTCCGGAGATCGCCTCGTCCGCGACCAGGGCGAGCACCTCGTCCGCTAACTGGACTCCCTCGGTCAGGTGGAATTCCGCCTCGAGGCCGGCGTCTGTCTCCGTGAGGCTCGAGGCGCGTCCGATCCCTAGCGATCGGTGCTGATGGTGGAAGAGCAGGGGGACAGGCTTCGCGCGGTCGGAGATCGTCTTAGAGAAGGCTCCCTTCTCGAAGAGCTCCGTATATTCGTCCCACCAGTCCACGACGTCGAGCTCCACCCCGAAGGGGACCGCCAGTCCGACCAGGGTCCGGCCATCGCCGGCGGAGTCCCCGTCCCCGTCGCGGATGCGGAGGCTCGAGGCGTAGACGCGCGACAGGGGACGAGACATAGCGGGGTTACCTCCCTACTAGGTGGAGCGGCGGGGCGTCGAGCTCGTCCGCCGCGCCGGCGGCGGCGGGATTGGTGAGCGGGGCCCCGGTAGCCGGCTTCGGGGTGGACTCTTCCGGTCCGCCGGCGGCGGGGAAGCCGGCGAGGGTGCGGGCTTCCTCGAGGGTGATGATCTCGGCTCCGTAGAGGACGGACGCGGCCTGGGCCCGGGTCGCGGTGTCGGCTCGTAGGAGGGCTCCGGTCCAGAACTCCGCGGAGTTACCGCGGGGGAGACATTGGGCGGTTAGCTGCTGCTCGAGCGGGCGGAGAAGGCGGAGGATCGTGGTCGATACGAAGCGTCCGAATTCGGTCTCCGCGTTCGTGTACGTATGGCGTTGAGTCTCTATGGACAACAAAAAGGCGGGGACTCCCAGGATCATCGCGACCGTCTGCGCGTCCCACTGTCTCGCCTGGACTAGTTGGGCTTTGTCCGCGTCCGTCGCGAGGGGGACGAAGGTCGTAGAGCTCGGGATCACTACCGGAGCTCGAGTCCCGCTCACCGCGGCGATCCACTTCGCCTTGAGCTCGTCCGCCTGGGCTTGAGTCAGATTCGGGCGAGTGTCGGAGATCACGCCGGAGGGGACCGCGGACTCCGTGAAGTACCTACCCGCGTAGGCGTCCGCGGCCAGGGCGGCTCCGATCGCTCCGGTCAGGGTGGGGAGGACTCCCCGACCGCGGAGCTCGCCGGACCGCTTGTCTATGGCGACGTGGAAGATACGGTCCGCGGGGAGTGTCTCGTCCACCCCCTCGAGGGCGTAGACGGGGAGCCACGATTCCGGGTCCCGGGCGACGGATACGGACGTGACGTCGAGGGGGATCAGACAGGTGGGCCACCCCGTACTGTCGAGCGGGCCCAGGAGCGCGCAGTAGTTCCCGTAGAGCAGGACGTCCGATACGTACTCGTCCACGAAGTCCGCCAGGCATCGATTCGGCCCCGGGGTGGGGTCGCTAATGATCGTCGCCGGCGGCTCGAGCACGACGTCCCCCCGCTTCTGGCGTAGGGGTAACTGCATACAGATACCGGAGATCAGACGCATCCCTGCAGTAAGGGCGGGCACCTGGCGGGCGGACCATTCGGAGACATACGGGGCCCACCCCATCGCTCCCACCCCGCCTCCGTAGTAGCCGGAGTCTATGGATTGCTGCTCCGCTCGCCTCCGCCATAGCTCCAGGAATCCCTCCGTGTCGCCTTCGACTCCGGGCCCGGGGACCATCGCTCCGAAGGCGTTGGGGATACCGGCTCCCCCTACCGGCGCGGACTGTGACGCCGGCGCGGGCTTCCGCGACCACGGTAAGCGCGCCATACGCGCGACGAGACTAGTCCTCGAGCGATCGCGTCCCACAGGATCCCGCCTAACGTCACAGAATCGCGGGGATGGGTCAGGGGTCGCCGGCGTGAGCAGGACTTATGCTCGAGCGGGGTGAGCTCGGGCCGGCGGCTCGATCACGTCCCCGAAGGGTGGCGGAGTCCGCCTCGAGGGTAAGTAGTAGTCGCCGGCTCGAGCTCGAGCGGAGTAGAAGGGGTGGAGGACTCCCCCCTCGAGGACGAGTCCTCCGATCCCGCTCCGCGAGCTCGAGGCTATGTCCGCCGGCGGAGCGTCCGCCATACCGTCCCGCCGGCGAGACTCCGGCCCCGCTTAGAAGGCGGTCCAGGAGGCAGGCTCCGCGGCGGCGGGATGCTCGAGGGCCCAGGCGGCGGCGGTCGCGGCCACGACAGGGGAGATATCCGCGATCGCTCCCCGCCGGCTCCACGTCCACCCCCCGTCCCCTCGGTCGCGGGCCGGAGCCACCTTCGCGGCTTCCGCCAGGGCGGGATGCTCCCCGATCCGGACTCGAGCTTCGAGGACGCCGGCGAGCCATCCCGCACAGGCGGCGGGCCAGTCGTTCCCGCGGATGGGCAGGACGGGGAGGCCGGCGGTCGCCAGGACGTCCGCGACGTCCCCCGCCGGCGTGTCCGCGGGGTAGCCGATCGCTACCGGCTTCCGCCTCGAGGCGAGCTCCCCGATCCGCTCGACTAGCCATCCGGTCCCCGGCCTGGCGTCCACGAGCTCGATCCGGAGTCCCTTCCGGTCCCGCCAGGCGACGGCGATCGACGCGGACGAGCGGTCGCGCGGCGTGTCGAATCCCAACGCGCACCGGACGCCGGCGTCGATCAGACGTACCGGGGCCACCTGGACCGCGGCCCACCTTCCGGGGGGAATCTTCGGGGCGGCGGACTTCCCCATCCCCTCCGGCCATTGGTTCCCGTAGGCGCGCCGGAAGCCGGCGGGCCCTAGTTCCTCGAGGGCGGCTCGCATCTGTGGCGCGCCGATCGTGATCCCGTAGGCGGGGTGGAAGGTCTCCCAGGTCGCCGGCGAGCAGGGATCGACGTCCTCCGCGGCTCCCCACTCGAAGTAGGCGATCCCCTCGCGGCGGTCCGCTTCCACCGCGGCGCGGCCCCTGGTCACGAGATCCCATAGCCATAGGGAGGACTCGTCCCCCGCGGTGGAGACCTTAAAGACTTGAGCTCCGGGGCGTGTCGCCTGTGTCGGGACGATCGCTTGGTCTAGCTGCTTCCCCCGCTCGAGCTCGTGGGCCCATACTTCGTCCACGATCACTAGGTCCGATTGCTTCGAGTGGAGGGCGGCGGGGAGCGGGGCGAAGATCCGGAACATTCCTCCGTGGGGATAGGTGATCCCCTCCGATCCCTGGGCTCGCCGGACTCGAGCGTATGGCTCGAGGGGGGAGGACTGTAGGTCCGGGGCGTGCTCGTTTAGGAGCCAGTCGCGGGCGATCTCCCTGGTCTGAGCGGTTAGCCAGACTCGAGCTCGGGGACGGTACAGGGTGCGATGCTCCGCGACCGCTCCGGTTAGTGTCGTCTTTCCGGCCTGGCGGGGGACTGTGATCCCTACCGTCGAGTAGACGAAGAGGCCGGACAGGGGATCCACCTCGAGGGCGACGTCCGCGGCGGTCCGTTGCCACGGCATTAGCGGACGTCCCATCGCGTCCGCCAGGCGGGCGACCGCCGGCCCGAAGGTGGGGCGGCTAGGTGTCCGGCGTGTCGCCCATAGCGGGGGAGGCGAGGCCGGCGACGAAGGCGGCGAAGGGGTCGAGCGGCTCACGGAGTCCGCCGGCGAGTCCGTAGGACTGGCGTACCTCGAGATAGGCGAGGACCGCTCGAGCTCCGGCGGTCACGTCCTCCGCCTCGAGGGCGAGATCCACCAGGGCGGCGGCGGCTCGTAGGTGGGCGGCGGTCCCACGCTCGAGTCCGCGAAGGTCGCCGGCCAGTCCCCGCTCTGTCGGGCCCCGCCGGCGAGATCCGGTCACCTCCTGTCCGCATCCGGGGCCCAGGGCCCGATTCGGGGCGGTCGGGGGGGGAATAGGGCGAC